GAACCCGCAAAAAACGTGCTCTTCAAATCATCTACGTCCGTGTCCCGATAGATCCTGATTGCTACACCATTTGCAGGTGCAGTGTTGAACAGGATCGTTGTAGCGTTGGCAAAGGAATATGCAGTTGTAACAACTTCGTCAAGTGTTACCTTAACGTCGTCTTCTTCAAGATATTCAAATGTTAGTGCATAGGAAGTGGTTGAACCATTCCCTGTGTAAAAGTTTTCAGTTACAGCCATTACGCTAGTAAGTAGTTGGGAATGGGTGGATTACTTGTTTTTAAGAATGGGGAGAGATTCTCCTCGCCTTTGAGCTTGTTCTTCTTCAGCTTCAGCTACTTGACGAATGTCAATATCCCGACGGTTAGACAATGAACCTTCAGCTAAACGTTTAGCATCAGCCAATGCCAGATCTATTTGATAATAAAGGTTTTCCCAGTTATTTGGATCAATTGGTCTACCCAATCGTTGCCGCTCTTGAATGCCTTTTTTCCATTCTTTAGCATCATAACTATTCATAATCTCTTTAAGTTTAGCTTTAAAGTAACCTTGTTGGCCCATCAAATTAAAGAGTTCTGAACGTTCTGCTGGTGTATACTCTACACCTTCGCTGTTACGTTGGAAAGTAGGACGTGCGTCGTATTGAACATCAACCAAAAACTGACGTTCTGGAGACAAACCATCACTTACTTTCATTGGCATTGTAGCATTCCATAGACGAGTCCAGATACTATCTGGTTCGCCAATTGGTTTACCATCAATCCAATCATAAGCAAGAGGAAGTTTTCCAGGAAGTTGGAAAGCATCCATAAACCGATTTCGGTTACGAATCAATTCAAACATTTCATCATTGGTTTCACGTAATGCTGGAGACATAATTCGCCCCAACTCATTACGAGCACCTGCCAAAGGAACCAAAGAATTAGTAAAGGAAGAAGCCCAACGATTGATAGCAGCTGCGTTACCAGACAACACATCAAACATAGGCTCTGCACCAGCCAAAGTAGATTTGCTAGTAATAGAAGCTCCAATAACTGTACCAAGTTTATTGAGAAGAACTTCTAAATCATTACCTGCAATAGTATCCATATTATCCATGACAGTAGCAGTCAAAGCCATCCAATCAGAAATCGGACCAAGACCATCATAGGAATACCACTTGCCATCTAATCCTTTAATGCTACGCTTTTTCCAGCCAAGTTGATCACGCACTCGTTGCCGAGTTTTATCATAATGACCATCTCCATGCAGACGATCGTTTAGGAAAAGACCGCTAGCAAGGGTTACAGCAATTGTACCAATAGCTTTTCTGCCTCTAACTTCAGCACGCAACGTATTAAATGCTTGCTCTGCATTTTCATCAAAAGGAATACCACGAGTTTCCAAAATGGTTTTCATTTGATCTAGGGTGTAGTTATCCTTACCCAATGCAAGCTCATTAATATCCTTGGTAAATGAATACAATGGACTATGTTTGTCCATAATACTAAACATGTTTACCGAAGTACGCGGAAACATAAAGAAGGGTTTAATTGAAGGATTTTCTTCAATAAAACTACCCCAAGCTTTAACAGCAGGCGTATCTAAATTCAAGGCAATTTCACGGCTAGCATAATCTACAGCTGAATCTGTAATCATACCCGTTTTATCAAACATCTGACTATAAATTTCATCAGATGCTTCTTTATATGTTTTGCCGTTTAGCTCTTTAGTTCCTTCAATAAAGTTATCCCATACTCTGCCACGTGCTTCAGTATTTGCAATGACAGCTCTGGTAAAACCATCCAGAGCAGACATAGCATTAGCACCAAAACGAAGCAAAGGATTTTCAGACAAATCATTTAGTGCCTCAGCTTGTAGGTACAAAGCCATAGGACCAGAATTTCCACGGCTTTCTTCTGCCAATGCAAACGAGTGCAGAATATCCATGGTAGCCTCATTACGACGTGCAATGTCATCACGCATAATGTAACCTACACTGGTTGGATCAGAAGATGCCTTGGAAAATACAAATCGCATATGTTGTGTACCCTTTTGAAGTGTATCCAAAAAGGCTGAGTATTGATACCAACCACGCCGCATGGTTTTAACATCCATGCCAATTGCTGCACCACCAATAACACTAAACGGTTTTTCAAGCATCAAAGCTGAGTTTCCAAGCAAAGCTTTGGCAGGAGTACTAATGCTAGTTAGGACCGAGTTGTAGATATTACTCCACATTCCTTGAACCAATACATTAGGAATTTGAGGTTGATTATCCAACCAAGCTTTGTGAATTGCAGGCAAACTTTGTTGAACAAAATTATTCAGTTTAGCCAGGCTATCAATGTTACCATCAGTAAATTCCCATGCCATTTGAAGAGGTACAAGATATTCTGGACGATCTTCTGAAATAGTGCGAAGAGTATTGACAGTAGTTTTTGCCCTAGTAAGTAGATTACGCAAAGCATCATCAGTTTTAGAGCGAGCATTCTCAGCAATTTCAGCTGCTTGAGCAGGATTCATTGCTTGAGCAACCCGATCCCAAACTTTCAAGTTGGCAAGTCCAGCACCTGCTGTATAAGAAGCAAGACCCTTTTCAACCATCAAATACTCAATACGATCGAGAATCTGTTCTTGAGCACGAGCGATAGCAGTAGGGGCATCCATAACATACCGTGCTCCTTCTGCCATATCGGACACTTGTCCAGCCATGGAAGTCGTTAAATAAGCACGTGCTTTAAATGAATCTAGATTAGCATAGTCATCCATGTACTGCTTAATAGCTTTCATGGTTCCACTATACCCAACTTCACTCAAAGGTTGAATTGTACCGCTTAATCTTTGGACATTGTTTTTAAAGTTGTCCAAAGTGGCTTTAAGCATTCCAGTGTCCATACGAGGATCAACTAAATACTCAGCCAAACGCTCTCCAGCATCTGCAATTTCTTGTTGAGTAACTTTGCCGCCAACATACTCATAGCTGTATTTACCAGCATTGCGGATGTTTTCAACAACCATATCAACAATTTGTTTGCGAGCTACGTCACCAGCTTCAAGGCCGTATTTAAGTGCAGCTTCAGAAATAATGTTACCAAGGCGACCGTATACAGTTCCTTTATTATTCTGAATGCGAGCAGCATCTACAGTAGCACCAATAACTCCGTCTGGGTCAACTGAGCGGATACCTTCTTCTTCAATATCGAATGTATCATGATATCCAAGAAGAGGTTCAGTTGGTTCAAATTCTTTACTTGCTAGGTACGTGCCAAGTTCATCCAATGCATCCTCTTGCGTTTGCATAGAACGGAGAACAGCTTGTTCTGTGGGGTCTAAACCATCAAGACCTTCTTTAGTTGCTTTCTCTTTTAGTTCTTTGATTTTTGCAAAGTAAGTGGTTGCTTTTTCATCTTCAGGTACAAACCGAAGAGCTTCGTTTGTTTTATTGATGTTACGCAGTAGCGTTGTGCTACCTTCCATTAAAGCTGTTAGAAAACTAAAACCAACACCTTCATTGATGTTCTTAGCGCGTTTAACATCTGGTGAATCCGAATCTTGAGTAGCCCAATCATTAGAAATCCACCAGAACCAACTTGGAAAACTTTTCTTCAGAGTACCTTGAAAGTTATCGTCCTGCTCATTAAGTTCATTAATAGAGTCAACAACGACACCAGCTGCAGCATCAACACCAGCTTCTCCCAAAAATCGAACAAGGCGATTATTTCCCAAAGAAGAACCAACTCGTGCTTGTGCAGCAGCTCCCATTCCTACACCTACATTACGCAATAAAAGAGTAGGTACAATAATGCTGGAAAGATTTCGAGTGGTCTGAGCAAGTTCTGATTTAAACTTTGGAATTTTTGGAAGATCAACTCCTGGAATTTTATTTAAGGTATCAGTAGCAAAATCTACCATACCTACACCAGCAGCGCTTAGACGCTCCATAGTACGAGCAGCGTAGATGCTTAGATCTTCTCCTAGAGTTTTACCGGGTTCACCACTCCCGTACATAAACCCACTACCGTAATAAAGATTACGGAACTCTGGTTTAACAAAAGGTCTGTTATCAATGTAATCTAAATGAGATTTTTGATACTGTTTACCCTGAATAGTGACAGTCTGCTCAGCAGCACTTTTAATAGCTTTTTTATCTAACTCCTCT